GAGCCGGACGATATTCGGGTTTGCCGCCCGCCATGCATCCACCAGTGGTTTCAGTTCCTCTTCCTTCATGCCGGACTCCAATGCACCCATACTGATCAGCGCACCAACACCGCCACCGTAGCCGCAGGACAGCGTTGCCTGTTTGCCTTTTTGCCGAAGTTCCGAATTTTCACCGTGCTTTTCGACCTTACAGTGGAACATACGGCTTGCTGTAGCGCAATAGATGTCGCCGTTGTTCGCAAAGGTGTCCAGCACCCACTGTTCTCCGGCAAGCCATGCCAGAACACGGCATTCTATCGCCGAAAAGTCCGCTACAACAAACTTGAATCCCGGACGGGGAACAAAGGCGGTTCGGATAAGCTGAGACAGCAGATCAGGCACATTGCCATACAGCATCTCAGCATCCTCATAACTGCCGTATTTGACTGTATCCCGTGCGACCGCTAAGTCTGGGATATGGTTCTGCGGCAGGTTCTGGAGCTGCACGATCTTGGAGGACTGCCGCCCTGTGCGTGATGCACCATAGAAGCTGAACATACCACGGACTCTGCCGTCTGAGCATACTGCCGCCTGCATTGCCGTGTATTTCTTGACCGATGACTTGGATAACTGCTGCCGCAGTTCCAGCACCGTTTTGACCGGCTCTTCCGCTGTCTTCAGCAATGCGGCAACTTCCTTTTTGCCAAGGGAGTCGGGTGTATATCCCTGCTGTTCCAACCAGTCCAGAAGCTGATATACCGAATTCGGATTCTCCACTCCGGTCAGGCGGCTCATCTCCGCTGACAGCGTTGCTTTCGCCTGTGCATCAATGCGGAGCGCTGCATCGGCAAGGTCAGTGTCAACGGCAATGCCGCGATCGTTTATCTCCTGATCCAGATAGAACTCTTCCCAGACAGCAGCAGGAACAGGATAACGTGAGAGCCGTTCGTCAATGGCAAGTTCTGCGACCACATCCTGCCTGTTGTATGTCTTGAAAATCTCCCATTTTTCCGGTGCATCAGAAGGAGCGTGAAACTGCGGAACACCGTCAATAACGACGGCATATGGGACGCAGAAGTATTTGATGAGCGCCTTGCCTTCCGGCATTTTCTGCTGTTCGAGTTTCAGCGCAGCACCGGCATCCGCAAGCGTAGACGGCAGTGCAAGCGTTCTGCAATGTATCATGGTGCAGTGCCAGCCACGGGGGGACAGGTAGTCTCCGACTGTATCTTCGGGGATACTGTAGCTGCGGAAAATATGCGGATAATTATCACGGAGATACTTTGACAGACAGATACGTTCAAAGTTCACATTATGGGCGCGTTTGATGACAGTTTCATCGACAAGCGCACGGAGGATATCTTCGGGAACAGTATCACCGGCAGTGAAGTCATATTGCTGTACCTCTCCGCCGTCAACAGAAATGCTCATAAGCGTTATAGCAAAGTATGGAGAGTCGGCATAGGCATACACGCCGCACTTGGTAATATCACGGTCACTGCGAGTCTCAAGGTCAATTTCTATACAATTCATATCGTCACATCCTTATAGCAACAGAGCCCAGCCGTATGGTATTGGGCTGGGCTCCGGAGTCAATTAGCTGAGAAAATCGTCATCGATGTCTGCAAAGTCATCCTCTGCACGGCTGTGTCCGCCAAGGGGTTCGCCGTCCTTCACCTTCATCAAATTGTTCAGGCCGCAGGCGATGCCTTTTGCCGTTTTGGTCGCATATGCGTAGAAATTGATGCTTGCACGACCGTAAACACCGCTGTATACCTCGGAGGTGTCGATGATCGGCTGACGGTCTGCATCGACCACGCCGGGAGCAGTGATGGAGTTTGCGTTCACGAAGTAGCTGTTCGCATAAGCCGGATCATCGGGACGCTCGGTATCTCCGTCCCTGAGCGGAGTTTTCAAAGTGCTGAGCGGCGGAACGCTCTTGCTGGTACCCTTGAGCTTGCCTGTGCCTTCCTCGTATGCCGCCTGAATCGCTGCCTTGATCTTCTCGATGGTTGCGGTATCGCTCTTCGGGATGATCAGGCTGACCGAGTATTTCGGCTTTGCGCCTTCCTCGATAGCCTTCGGCTGCCACACATTTGCATAGCTCCAGCGGCACACGCCGGTGATCACCTTTGTCGGAATAATCTTCTTTTCCATAGTATCAGTCCTCCATAAAATCGTTTTTGGCTGTATTCCACTCCGCCCTGCGGTCGGAGATAGGAACGAGTGTCGGTTTGCCAGGTGGCTTGTGGATCAGGCCACCGAGCAGTTCTTCAAATTTTCGCTTGCCGAGCAGCTTGGTCATCGCAGTAAGCCCCAGAACCTTGTGTTCATAGGGATCAAAGCCTGCGGCGGTCACTGCATCCGCAACGGCAGCTTCATCGGTGTATTTGCGGACGGAACGCCCCTCGACCAGTTTCCACTGCGACCAGTGCTTTCCGGAGAGAGCCTGCTGCATCGCATAGTCCTTGATGTCGGATATCCACGAGGTGAGGTCATCTGCCTTTGCAAGGATAGCCTCGATCTCATCATCGGTCAGTTCCGGCGGCATTGCGAAATCATATCTCGCAAGCGCAAGGTTGTATTCAGCCCGTTTGCGGCAGGTCTGCTTGACCTTGCAAAAACGGCAGTGTTCACCGGCGCAGAATGCACCTTCACCTGCGAGGGCGAGTACAGCGGCAGGCTTCAAAACAGTATCACCCCACTGGAGCAGTTCTTCTACTGTCTTTGTACAGGTATCACAGTGGTTCAGGCGCGGCTGAAAGATTGTCATCTTCACTTCAGTAAATTCATACAGCGAAGCAAACGCATCTATCGCTCCGAGGCTATAGCACATAAGTTGCGTATTGTCCTGCGCACTGACTTCAAGCTGACCGTATTTCAGATCGCATATATGCAATGTCTGGTCGGAAATCAGCAGGAAGTCGGCAGTGCCGAAGCATCCTTCCGCCCAGCGTTCACAGGACACACGCTGCTCTACAAGGACGGTAGGATCGCGGCATGAAGCACGGGCGGCTTCGATCTGCTCAAGCACATAGTCACGATACTGGTCGGTCGCCTCAGCCATTTCAGCATCGGTGCATTCAGGAATAGAGATATCCTCGCCGAGTGCCTGCCTGATCTTTGCCTCGCCGATAGAATGCGCGAGGGTACCCGCGAGAGCATAACTGCTGTCTGAATCCGGTGCTTTGGCATTCAGCGCAGCAGAGGGCGGACACGAAATCCACATCTTACTCGCCGAAGGCGGCAGGTTGGAATGTACATCAGGCATTCAACTCACCAGCTTCCTCCAGCAGTGTCGGATACTCGGCGGGATCAACAGCACTGAGCTTGTCGCCGCCGTGTTTCTTCAGCAGTTCCTTGACCTGCACTGTCTTACCCGCACGGGACAGTTCCGAAAGAACAGCACGAACCTGCTCAATGGTTACGGTCGGCTTCGGTGCAGGCTGCGATTCAGCCACCGGAGCATCGTCCGTATCGCCTGTGGGCAACTCCTCAAAGGTATTGAGGTAGTTCTCAGTGGTCTGCTGTGTGAACTTCTGCAGCACGGCAGTGAGCGCATTCAGCGCATTTACCAGTTCCATCATCGAATCCATGTTTAAGGGCCTCCTTTGTCAAATTTTTTGCCAATCGTTTTGATACGATGCTGATCGCAAGCAGCGTATCCACAAGTTCCTGAGTCTTTGCATTCACGGTTTATCACCTCCCTCTACTTTCCAATGGAAAGCTGACGGTCGATTTGACGAAGGATTTTCAAAAAAATTCTTCAGTCAGCGTTGCAGTCACTTTTTTCATGCGGGAGAGAAGCGTAGTGCGCGGAATATCCAGTTCCTGCGCAATCTCTGTGTCCGACAGGCCGTTCTGACGCAGTTCAAAGGCACGAAAGATACCCGGCACAAGTTCGTCCATCCTTTTTATAAGTGTTTCGAGCAGAAGCTGATCGGCTGCGATCTCCGCTGTATCCGATGCTTCATCGACCATTCTTTCGAGCATGGTCTCCTCATCGCCTTCGTCATTCGTGGCCGGGCAGTCGAGGGAAAGCGTGTCCCCAGCGCGGCGGTACTTACAGGTGCAGCAGTCCATGTCGCAGTAGCGGTAGTTTGCCTTTGGGCAGGCACAGCGGCCATGATTCTGCTGTGTTCGGCGATAAGCATTGATGTCGCGGTAATAATCATCGTGAACTTCCTTTGACACCTCAATCACTTTGTTCATCTGTCTCAGATAGATTTGCATAAAAAATTCCTCCATTGACGTGAATGGAGGAATCGACCGGCTGCAAAATGGGCGCAAAAACCCTGACCGCGATCCAGATGGATTTCTCCATTCGGATT